GTCTACAGCGAACCCCTTCTAGAGATTGTATGCCCCCTCCCTGTACTACTTGTCTGTAGCACTCTTTGAGTTGTGGCAACTACTGCACAAGGCCTGTAAGTTCTCTAATGCATAGACTGCACCGCCTTTGTTTATGGGTGTGATGTGATCTATTGTATTAGCTGTTATGTACCGCCCTTTGCTTGCACACTTCATACATAAAGGATGTCTATGTAATACTAACTGTCTAATCTTCTGCCATTGTCTGCCCTTGTAGATCTTGGCGTTGCTTCTATCCATTCCTTTAAAGGCTTTCTCCTTATCCTTCACATAGGTAGATCGTGCCTTAACTGATAGCGTTGTTCTGTTTGACTTCGGCAAGCTTGGCATTGTGTGAGTATATTAGTAGTTCTTTGTATTGCTTTTGATCTCCATACATTAGGTGGCATTGCCTACATAGTGCTTGTAGGTTCTCAATGTTATCCTTTAGCTTAGAACCTCCCATACCTCTGGCTTCTATGTGGTGTATATCTACTGCCTTTGAGTGGCATACCTCGCATGGTATGAAGTCTGTGTCTGTATATCCGAAGTGATATAAATATTTCTTAGTGTGTTTCTTCATGATATTGCCTTGATAAATATAACCAATCCTCCCAATATAATTACTCTCATTCTTTTAGCCTGTTTTGGTGGTATTCTTCCAGCTCTTTAGCCTTCCTATTTGAGTAGTCTTTACGCTCTAATTTTGTAATTCTTACCATGTTACTAAAACCCCTGTCGTAAGCTTCGTCTAATATAGTAAGTCTCATATACAGATCAAATAAGCATATAACTAATACTACTATAATCGTCATACAAATAACCCCTAATACTATTGTTGTTTGTGTCATTCTAACCTGCTTTTTACTTGTTCAATTAGTAATTCCATCTTCTGAGCGTAAAAATCTTTGAAGTTGTACGTTGATCCTTGTTGTTCGTGCATTATATACAAGACCTCTCTTAGTCTCTGGCTGTGGCTCTTTTTACTTATTTCCTTTAAATCCTTTGCAGCCGTTTCAATCGCTTGTAATTGGTCCTTATTTATCTCTCCAGCACTTAGTGCAAGTAACACCTCTTTTCTTCTGAATTTAAACAGGTTGCCGCATTCTACAGGTGTAAGCTCTGGGGTACCGAACGTCAATTTTAAAGTATTGTCTGCTCTTGTTGAGATGCTTTCTAAGGCTGCTGGCAGTACCAGGTTCATTGTATTGTGTCAATTAGTGTAGAAACATCTTCATTAGTGATAAATCCTAATAGCCTGAATAGTACTATTAATCCTGTAATACTGTACATAATCATTTTAGGATAGTTTATTGCGCCTGTTGGTGTATAGCCGTCCTCTTTGATGTTATCGCTAATTGTGGTTATTACGTTTCCAAATGGTAAAGCGTTTAAAGCTCCTTTGAAAATCTCTTTAATTAGTCCTTTTTTCATGATATATCGTTTAAGTGTTCACTAACTGCGTTTGTTGCTTCTTCGATCGTCTTGAATGTACCTAAGTAGTTTCTTTTTACTATAGCCTTAAAGGTTCCCTGTGGTGTTAATATTACATTATCTGGCATTGTACCCGTGTGTCTGTTGGCTGGAGTTGGTTCTCCAAACATCATAATAAAATTATTCATCTTTTCGGCGTGTGTTATTTCCGTGTATTACTCCAGCGTAGAACTTTACAAAAAACATAATCTCATTTATTTGAGTTTACGCGTGCTGGAGCTTGGCGTAGCGTTCTAGTAGCTTTCTCACTTAAATAATCGTCAATAGCTTCAATAGTCTCGTCAAATCCCTTTGTTACTACAGCTTTATATCCTCTCACATTCAAATCCTTGATCCAATTTCTTTGAGGTAAGCTAGGATAACACTTTTTATTAAATTTAATCTCTACAAATAGACCGAAATAACCGCCTTTAGCTTCCATAATCTGTAGGTCTGGCACACCTGCTACATATCCTGTGGCCTTTGCTTTTTTAGCTTGCTTTATTCCTGTACGAATACCGCCCAAACTTGCACAATATCTAACTTCTGGGTATTGTAATTTAATGTAAGCTACTACAGCTGTCTGTATGGTGGCTTCGTTGTACATTATCGCTTTTCTAGCTGTTGAGCCTTTACTGTGTGTATTTTCAAGGCGTGACGAATTTCACCGCTTAAGGTTCTGTCGTTCTTCTTTGCTAATTCTCTAAGTTCAGCCGCTTGTTCTTTTTCAAGCTTAATTGCGTATGTGATTGTATTACTCATAGTTGTTATTTGTTTGCTAATGTACGACAATTATACTTAATAAATGCTTAGTCTTGTTTTAGTTCGTTAAAATCTCTAGTGCTTGCTCTCTTAAATTTACTTTTCCTGCTTTCAATTCTGCGTATAGTTCATTTATTAAATGTTCTCTACACGCATTATCTAGCTTGAAATTCTTAGTTGTCGAAGATCCGTTTTCGTGCTTAATAGTACTTTTTAGCCTTCGTCTAAGCTCTTTTCTATCTTCTGGAGTGGTGTTTATAAATCCGTTATTTGCAAACCATTCATACTGCATTTTAACACCAGATAATTTAAAAGGATTGCCAAATCTATTCTTTGGCTCTACAAAATTCAGCCATTCCTCGTATTTTGCTACTACTACGTTTAAAACATATTCTTTGTGGTCCTTACTTCTATCTGTATTGGCTGTATTATACTCTATTTGCTTAGATTGATTTTCCAGAAATAGCTTATTTTTTTTAAATCCGTTCTTTTGCTTTCTAGTATTAAGCCAGATAAACCATGTCTTTGGATTTACTGCGTATTGGTCTCCTGAGCGTACTCCAGAACTAAAAGCACTATCCACGTCCTCAAGGCTCATATTACTAAAAGAGCTTATTAAATCGTTGCTCAGGATATTAGCCATTATGCTTACATCTGCATCGTTTTTATTTTGGCTCAATTCAAAAAATGTCCTTCTTACAATGTTTCCACAAAAGATTAAAAGCTCTGGTGTTTGTTCTTTTCCTATTACCATAATTTTAGTTTTTAGTTTCAAATACTTTGTTCATATCTAAGGCCTTTATTTCTGTTGGCTTTTCTCCAAACATCTCAGGAAAATACTTTTTGGCTAAACTGACTGGCTCGTTTTTGTCGTTGAATTGTTTTTTAAGAGGAAATACACTTTTCCAGCTATTCTCTATGGATTGTTCTAACATCGCTGTTTGTACTTCTGGAGTTAATCCTTCCAATTTTTTTAATATAAGCTTAACGGCTCTGCCTGTATTCTTAGCTCTTAAACTTATTCGTAATTCTAAAAATTCTTTAAAGAGATTATCTAATAAATAATCCGCAAAATATTGTTCAACCCTTTTATCTTTATTAACTATATTACTAATTGTATTATTAACTGTATTGTTATCTTTTAACATATGTTGGGTACCCTCTTTAACTTTTGTTATATACCCTCTATAACATATGTTAAGTACCCTCTTTAATATTTGTTGGGTACCCTCTTTAAATATTATTGTAGAGGTAATATAACCTTTAGTAATCAAAGCTTTTATTATTAAGCTTATTCTTGTTTTGCTTAAATTAAAAAAGTCTGCAAAATAAGCATTACCAGCAAAACAACCCTCTTTATTGTCAAGGCTGCTAATCTCTACAAGTAAAAGCTTTTCCATTACAGTTAAATCTTTACTGAGCCAAATCTCTTTGGGTATCCAAATACCTTTAAATTCTCGTTCCATATTGATTAAATATTTGGTATAAAAAAAACCTATTTCTTTGAGGTGGAAGTCTCGCGGAAATAGGCTTTTAGATAAATATTTTTTAACAATCGCTTCCACTCGATAAGCCAAATATACAAAAAATATAATTAACCCTCCTTTTCTTTTACAGGTTTGTTCGCCACTCCATCCCTAAGCATATAAATTAAGTCTGTAATTGCATCATTTAGTTGCTCTACAACGTTTTTATTTTCTTTGAGCCATTCCTTGTCGATTACATTCTCATAGCTTTTAAAAGTGGCTAGTAATACGTTAAACTTCTTTTTAACTATTCCACTATGCGAACCTTTTAGGTTATAAATCTGCTCATGTAAACTCTTAAAAGTGGCTAAAATTATAAGTAGACTTATTTGTTCTTCTTTGGATTGATTCATAATATAGAAAGTTGTTTTGTATTGGATTCTTTTATAATTCCTAATGCAGTTTCTAGTATTGTTTTTCCTGCTTCGTAATCTACCATGTTACGAGCTATTTTATCTATACGTTGAACTCCTTTGTACTTAAAGAAATCGTAATCATGGAATTTGCACAATTCTTTAACTTCATTTTTAGTGCTGGAAATCTTAAAATCTCTATCGTTTAAATCACTTGGCAAATTAAAGTTCGTCCAATATAAATGTCGTCCTCTTTTTTTTGATTCTATCAAAGGTGTATAATATGGTATAACATTTTCAACTACATATTTACCTTTGAAGTAATGCTCTAAAAATAGTATTTCCTGGTAAAGCATCATATCTGGATAAACAGCCTTAGTTATAGTGTCGTAATTTGAGCTATTCCAAAACCTTGCACGGCTATGAGTAGGACATGGAGGGCTTGACCATATAAAATCGAATTCTTTGTAATGGTCTAATAAGTATTGATTTGCATCTGCTACAATTACAGTATCATTTGGGAAACGCTCTTGATACATTCTAGCAAGCTCTGGATCTAATTCAACGGCTGTAATTTCTAAATTATCAGCTACTTCATCCCACTTGTGACGATTGCCACCTAAACAAGCATATAAATTTAGTATTTTCATGTGTCTTTCTTTACAAATTTAACTCCATCAATCTCAACTCCTTCAACTACTCCCATTTTCAGCCATCTGTATACTGTCATAGATGTAACCTCTTTGATCCTGGCAAATGTCTGGACTGTTAAATAGTCCTCTGTTTTAATCTTCATCCTGTAGGAATTTATGCACCATGTCTATACTGTTGTTAGATTTTCCGTATATCTCAGTTTCATAGTACTCGTTCATTTCGTCAATCGTTTCAATCGCTCTCACTAATTCATCTCTTTTCTCTAGTAGTTCGATAGGTATTTGTAAGGCCCACAAGTAATTAAATTTATTCTCTACCAGATCAGTTAAAATACATTCTTTTCGAGATACAAATACGTGGTAAGCTCCATGTTTAAGTGCATATACTTTGCAACTTTCTACGGCTGGAGTTCTGTTTGAGTTATTTAGTAATACTGTCCTATATGCTTTCATTTTTCGCCTGTCATAACCCATTTCACAAGCTTTTCAGCCATTGGAATAAGTTGGTTAATTTCTCCGTTTGCTATTACTAAATCAGTTGCACATTTTAAACAGCTTTGTCGTACTATTAGTAACTCTCTATCTGTGCTAGGTTTTTGTTGTGTTGGTTGAGTTGCTGCAAAATGTGGTTTGATTTTAGGGTGTTGCCCTCCAGAAAACTCATATTCTGAACTAGAGCCTATTACAAATTTAGACTGCTCTTTATTCACGCTCGAATATTCTCCAAGATCTCCGTTCTCCATTTCAATCTCAAACTTATAGAAGATTTTACCCTCTCTACCCGTCCACGTTCCAGAAGATTGAATGTTTTTTACTTTGCTAGTTTTCATTTTTGACCTTTGTTAAAATTATACTTTGTTTTGTCTTGACTGGTTCGGCTTGTTCCACTATTACACCATCTTCATCGACTATAATATTACCGATTTGAGCCTGAATGTATGCGTTTTTTGATGCAAGTTCTAGCTTTTTTCTAAACTCATTTACTTCCATCCACTCGGTAAGGTGCTTGTAACTATAACGCTTCGCACCATCTTTTTGAGTTGCCACAAAACCGCCGAATGTTTCACCTTTCCAACTTTCTGTAAGCGTTAAGGCTTCACCTTCCCATTCTTCACGAAGTTTCTTTGCTGCGTTTTCGAGCTTCTTAGCTATTACAATGGCTTCGATAGCGTACAAGTCTCCATCCACGACTAAAGAGCTGACATCTGTTGTAATAGCTTCTATATAGTCGCTTATTGTTTTAATGTCTCGTTTCATTTGTCGGCTTGTTTAAATATTCCCATTCTCTAATTGTGGCATTTTCCGCCGTTCTCCTGCCTTTTGTCCATTTTTCCCTATCATCGCAATACATATTAAATTCAAGCTCTACAGCGTTTTGTAATGCCTGTACTTTGTCAAGTTTAACAAGGCTTGTATATATACTTTTAAAGATTCCCATCTAAAATTCTTTTATTTAGCTTTATAGTTGCTTGTAAGCAAATATGCAGCTCATTAATTAATCCTTGATTTTCGATTGCTATCGCTCTATCGATTGCTTTGCTTAGATTTTCACTCTGTTCGAGTTGGATCTCTGTAGTCGTTTGCTCTTGTGCCATCTGTTATTTATTAAAGGTTAAAGGAGCACTATGCTCCTTTTTATTTTTAAAGTTTATTGAAAAATTCTCTCTTTTCGTCAGACGTTTTACCTTCTAAAGTACTAAGCAAAAAAGAATGTAAGCTAATTATTCTATAATATTCTTTTAAGTTAAGCCCTTGCATAAATCCCTTTACTGGATTACGCTTTGATTTTAAAGTTTTAAACTCGTTTAGTCTTTCGTTATAATTTGTCATAATTTGTGAATTTTACTCAGCTTAGGCGCTTTCGATAGTTCAAAGATAAACATTTAACATTGCCGACCAACTATTTAAGTATTAAAGTTTAATTTAATTTAATAAAGTTTATATAATGATAAGTGAAAAACCTTCTGGAGCTGCTTCTAATACCTTTTTTAACGTGTCTCTGCTGCTTGTTACATCAGTTTCACCATCTGCATTAATATCATAGAAATTGTTACCTACAGCAATACAACCTTTTAGTTGTGTATAGTAATTGGCTGAATGGATTAGTATATAATCTCTAAACTCTACATTTTCAATGTGCAAATGATCGCCGTACTTTGCTGAATTTCTAGGTGCTACTGAGTAGTTTCCTGTTGGAATGCATGAAACATTACGCTCATTATTTTTAAAGGGTAGCTCTAAAGTACAGCATTCAAATACAATATCTAAGCCGTCAAAGATAAACAGCCTGCCTAGTGTTTGCTTCTTACTTCTGCTCAGTCGTACTATTACGGCTCTTTTCATTTTGGTAAGTTATATAAAATTTATACAATGTAAAAATAAGCCCAGCGCTTAAAGCCGCTATTCTTAAGGCTGTTTCTACATCGGTGAAACTTATCCCTATTGTCGCTGTGTTTACTGCTATATTCTGAAAATTATCTTTATCCATTATAATTTTATAATTGTTAATTTTGCCCCATAAATCTCATCAGTACTAGCGCCAATTTCGTAAGATATTATAAAATATTTCCCTAAAACTGAAGTCCATACTGAGGATACTGTAGTATTTGCATATCCTGTCGCTAATGTACTAATACTGTCTGAAGTAATTGAGCTGTTATACGAATCAATTTGCCTGTTTTGATTTGAATATACATCAAAACTTACAACTCCATAACCTTCGGGAATGAATGTTGTAGAATAAACCTTAGTTCTACTAGAGTATGCGCTTGATTGGGTGCTACCCATTATATCCCTAGTGTAAGTTGTTAAAGAAGTTTTATTCCATGTTTTGAATTCTGAAGGCATTATATAAATATTGGTACTTGTAACTCCTAAAGCTAGATTTTCGCCACCGCCTGAATGATTAGGTAAATCATAAGCCGCCAACATTATTTTACTGCCTATTTCGTAACCGATTGTACTTGTAAAGCTTACAGGAATTGCAGTATCTCCTTTTACTACATCTGCTGTAGTTGCTAATTGTAAGCCATTACCAGAAGACCTATCTAATATAAAAAAGTGTTGACCTGACTTTAAGTCTGAGCGAAAATTCGCTACAGCTAAGCTAGTTATTGCTGTGTTTGGTGCTATGTCAGCTGTTAAAGTTCCTATACTATTACTAGCATTTAGATTATTTTGAGCATTCCCATCAAATTTAATATCACTTTTTACAAAGGCTGGCACTCCACTACCTACAGCGCTTTTATTTGCGCCTATTCCGCCTGGCATTGGTTCTGACTCCTCAGATTGTGGATCAAATATTGTTGTTTCCTCTTCTGTGAATGTATCAGCTGATTTGTCTAATTTATACCAGGACCCCGCCCATGTGTCATCTGCTGCCGTAAATGTACCCTCTATAAATATAAACGTATTTTGTTCGCCGCCTATTTCATCGTTGTACAGAATAGGTTTTGTAGGTAAATAATTAGATGCAATAATAGCCCCCTGAAGTATTACTGTAGGCTTATTACTCACGCTCATATATTCGTTAAGCAATAATTGTGTAAGGTTCTTATATGATGCACCTGCGTTAATATCAAAACCTCCTGTAGAAATATAAGTTGAGCCGTTTAGAAGTCTTACTGTATTTTCGCTGCTATATGCTGAGTCAATATTACCTAATATAAAGTCGCCTAAGTTTCTATCTATATTTTTAGTTACTGGATTTACACTAGATATATAGTAAGTCCCTGAAGAGTTCTCTGGTGAACTTATCGCGCCCTCCTGTAGTGAATTAACAAAAGGAATAGTAAGCATTTGATTACTCCTAGCTGCTGGAGTATTTGACGAATTTAAACCCGTACTACTTGGCATCTGATTAGTTGCTAAATTACTCATTAAATTAGCGAAATAATCATCAGCTGTATATACTACTGAAGATGTTGGTAATTGCCAATAAACAATACCGCCACTCATAGAAAATTCTATTTCTCCAAATACATCTAAAATAGGCAATGATAAATTATGAACCATAACATTAGCCTTTGCAGTATCATACCCTGAAGGTGAATCTTCTGTATAGTTTGCTAAAAATCCACTATTTGCAATTGTATAATTTTCTAAAGAATTTATATCACTAGTCCCAAAACCTGCAACAAATGTAAATGTAGATGCTGCATCTGTGGACCAACTCCAGCCTATTGTATTAATATTACTATACCCGCCGTTATTAGTTAAGTATTTTGTACCTACTTTTAACTTGCAAGTAAGTAAACCTGTCATAAAATAAGATTGTTGTGCGTGTGGTGTAACTGCACTACTTAGCCATTTATCTTTTATCTGTACATTTAGATTTAAGTTTAAGGCCGTTTGACCTTGATTTAAAAATCCTATTGTTGCTAGAGATGCGTATGTATTTGATACATCAAATGTCGCTAAAGTATGGCCCTTAACGTATCTACCTCTCACGCTGTTCAGTTCTGGATCAAATCTAAACGAAGCGCCCGCAATCATTAACCCATTCGTACCACTTAAAACCGCTGAATTGTCAATATTTAAAGGTAGTAAAGAATTTTGATTATTTATTTTGAAGTCTACTCCTCCTACGTCTGGGCTTGTGCTACTCCACGCCCATGGGTTAGCTGAATCTTGTGCGTTATCTTGTATTAAATTGTATCTATTCCCTGAATAAATAAGCTTAAGATTAAAGCTTTTATAAGTACCTTTTAATTCAACTAAATAGTTCTTTATTGTATTGGCATAGTTTACAGCATCTTCGACAAATGTATTCCTATTGTAGTATATTTTTCTTAAAGCGTTTACATTAGCGTTATATGTTAAGTTTTCGGGCCAATACTTAAACAGGGCTAATACTTGTATCGCATTTATTGGTAAACTTGTAATATCGAATGCATCAAAAAACAACTTTACAGGGTGGTATATATCTCTGTAATCAGCTGGCCCATCTGTATTTATTGAGTTGTTATATTTATTCAATAACCTCCCTAAACTATCTGTAGCTTTTACATTTACTACATAAGGATAAGGACCATCGTTATAAGTGTCGTATGCTGGCTTCAGCCATCCTGTCCAATAAGTTGAGCCGTTTAAAGTTGTTTCAATGTACCAATCTCCTTCTGCTGACTGTAGGATTGTGTTTAATTGGTCTTTGTCGGCTTCGTTTTCTACAATAAACCCGAAACTTAAAGAACTAGTTTTTACTACTGCTAGTTTTATTTTCTCGCCTTTGGAATACTTCAACTTAAACCCACTACTAGTAAGTTTAAATTCTGTACTTAATCCAGCCGTCAAGGTTTTACTCTTAATTAATACTTCAAAAGCATTATTTGCCTGCTTAGATTTAAATGTACTTGTAAAGTATAATGCGCTCATATTATCTAAGTGATGTATTGTTTAAACTAGATCCCTCGCCGTTGGTATTCTCTGCAATTTGGTTATCAATTACAAGCATTAAATCAGAACCGCTTACTGAAAATTGACCGCTTAAACCACCGCCGCCGCCTAAATTTCCATTTGGTATAATTGTACCACTTTGACCGCTCATAAATAACTCGGGGCCGTTCTCACCTACCATATATGGCTGACCTCCTACAATAGGTCCACCATTTGCGCGACCCGTTAAGGAGCCTGTTAATAGTCCTATAAATGAAGTTGCGCCGCCCATAGCTGTCTGAGTTGCTGCCATTCCTGGAATAAGTGAGAATATAGCCGCTAATATAGCCGCCTGAATAATCATTGTTCCAATTTGTGCGCCTATGTCCCTAAATACTTGAGTCATTCTGTCCATAAAGTTACCGCCTGCAATCATTGCGTTTGCTAGACTACCCGCAAAATCCGTTGTCATTGCTAAACCAAAATCCTTTGTTGCATCTTTTAGCGAAATAACTTTATCTGTAAGTTTACTTACACCAGCAATAGCACCTCCACCGCCTGTATCGCCGCCGCTTTCTTCACCTCCACCGCCGCCGCTTGGAGTTGCAACTTCACCGCCTACACCTAAAGCGCTACCCATTCCTAATAATGAATCTTTAGCTGAGTTGGCTGCATTACTTACAGCATCGGAAAACGAGCCGAACTCATTTTCGTATGTTTTAGTTTTAGTTCTAAACTCATCCAAACCAGCCGAAGCCATTTTAAAAGGATCAGGAATAGGATCCATTCCCATCAATCCTATTAGCTTGTTATAGCTGTCGTAAATTATTGCAAATGGATTGTACTCTAAAAATAATTGTATTAATGAAATAAGCGTATTCTGCCACCATCCTACATCTGAAAATCTCTCTTTTATAGCCGCCCAATTATCATAAGCGTATATAAATCCAGCCGCTAAAGCTGCAATAGCTACAATGGCTAAACCGATAGGACTAACCATAAAAGCAAATGCACCAGCTAATAAACCGACAATATAAAGTACAGGCCCAATAGCCGCCAATATTCCAGCAAAAGTAACAATAGCAATTTTTAAACCACCATCTAAATTATTCCATGAATCTACGCCTTTCTGCACCCACGAAACAAGACTGTTTAAAATAGGAATTAACATCTTTCCGATGTCCTCCATTAAATCCCCTAAAGTATTTTGTAATTGCTTTAAACCACCTGCACCAGCCTTTGCAGCTGCTTCTGATTGTCCTAAAAATTGACCGCTTAAAGCTTCTGCTGCACTTTCTAACCGTTCCGAACTACCTACAGCTCCCTCAATTTGGATGCCGTATCTACTTAAAGCATTGGTACTACTACCTACAGACTTTGCAACTAAATCAGCCGCCGCCGTTAAATCCATTCCTTTGGCCGTTGCCATGTCCTGAATCAAAGGCGTTAAGCGTAAAATTGCTTCTTCCTCTAGCCCCATACTTGCAAGCATAGACTGAGCTGCAATAGTTTCTTCATCTCCAAAAATTGTAATCTTCTGGAGTTCTCGCGCTTGGGTTGTTAAGTTTTTAAAGGCTGTTGCATTACCTTTTAAAGCTGTATTCAGTTTAGCTTCTGCCTTTGCTTGGGTATCAAATGCTTTTACTGAAGCACCTGCAAAGGCTAACAATGGAGCTGTAAGGCTCATACTCATTGCCTTTCCTGTAGACTTTAAGTTTGCAGCCGTTCTTTTAAAGCTCTTTTGTGCGCGCTTCATTTTAGACTCAAAGTCTGTAATGTTTGCGCCTAACTTTATATTAACACTTTTCCCCATCGCTCAAAAGTTTGCTTCTATTACTGATATATTCTAAACGCTCCTTGCTCATTTTAACAGGCTTAGGATTATTTACTTTGTCCCATTCAAACGGCCATAATTTTGTAGGCTTTACACCTTTACCACCTTTTGTATGTGGGGCTAAAAGCGTACTAGCTAAAAGCCTGAATTTCTCCCATTCTTGCTGATCACGTCTTTGTTCTATACTCTCAAAGCCTGAAAGTTTATTCTCAAACTCTCTAGGTGTATAATCGTCCAACTCAGAAGGGGACAAATTGAGCCAGCCAAAAGCAACCGATTCTAAATCATCGTAAGTAGATGCCGTTTGCCTAACTTCTACAGGGTTCCCTTTTTTTTTCTTGATCCCTTCGCTGGTTTGGATAAACTATCCTCAAAGACTTTAAGTACTTTGGTCATAGCATCATCGTCCTCGTCAAGTAAGTCAGCAACGTCATCAATAGTAAGATTGAATTCTATCTTTGTAACTCTTGCACCATCCTTTAGACCTGCCCAAACTAAAGCAAGGGCCTGCGTAAAGGTCATGTTTGAGCCTAGTTTTCCTAAATCGCCTAAAGTTGTACCTGTAGCATCGCTAAAAGCTCTAAGGGCTGCAAAACCATACTTTACAGGATAATCTTTACCAGCTATAAATATAGGAGTTGGCTTCATTATGCTGCAGCTGTTTGAGATAATGCACCAGATCCAGCTAAAGAGATTGAGTAAGTACTTTGGTCCTCAGTTCCACCGCTTACAGATAAGCTAGTAACAAATGCTTCACCAGAATAATATACATTTCCATCACCACCACTTGCGCTAGCAATAGTTAATTCAATCTGTACAGCTGTACGAGTGTTTATATTACCCCAAAAGTCTTGAAAGGTGTTTGTACTTGCCTGCACTTCGTTTTTATATAATGCATCACAAGTAGCGCTCCACGAACGTAGTCCTGAAATAATACTTTTCCAGCCGCCTGCATCTTTTGAGGTTTGGTCAATTTCGTCAGCTGAGATGTCAAGTGTGCAACTAGTCGCATAAGCAACTATTACTTCATTTGAAGTTGATGAACCTATTTTAATTAATAAGTCCGTTCCGTTAATAAGTCCTGTAGCCATTGTGTAGTTGTTTAAGTTTGCAATTTACGAATTATTACCATTATACTAAAACTCTCACCGAAAAGCTTAGGTTTTTAGTGTAATATCTTTGTTGTCTGTTGTAACCTTCTGAGCCGCCTGAAAGTGTAATGCCATCTATTTTAACATTATTATAAACCCCGCTACCTGCTTGTTCTAATGCTTGTGTAACTGCCTGAGATAGATACGTACATTCTTTATAATTTTTCTGTATAACTTCAATACTAAAATCTACAACTGACAAAGGAGATGTTTCTATCCTCCACCTACGCTTAATATTGGTAGGCATTACACTAGACAATTCATATATTACTGCCGCTTCTGGTGCTATTTGGTCTAATAATGGGGCTGGCTGTATTCTTGCTGCACTCATTGAAGGCGCTGACACTACAGAACTATAATTACTGAGTATGTCAAAAATAACCTTTCCAATACTAAAACCTAAATTAGCGCTCATTTGTTCAGCTTGTTTAATTTCTTTTGTAACATTTGCATAAGTAATTTTTCTAAATCATTTATGGTTCTGTTTCTGTTATCACTCCACGCATTGAATACCATTTTTTGACCTTCAAAGGGTACATCATAAACCTCTTTTCCTACTTCTTGTAGATGTGCGTGGAATCCGTTCCATGGTGAGTAATATCGTGGCCCAATCAATATAAAAGGTTTTCCCTTTCTACTTCTTAAGCCTTTAATTACTCCAATAGATTTTTTTAATGTTCCTAAATCTACAGGAGCTTTACTTTTTATAGATTGTATTATCGGCTTTGCAAGTTTGCGCAATCCTTGCTTAATCTGACTATCTTTTAAAGCATCATGCCCCAACTCTTTAAGTAAGTCACTTATATTTTTTACTCCTGTTATTTTAGCGCTTGGAGTTATCATTTATTTTGTGCTGTATGTCCTTTTAAAATAACGAGTTGTTGGTTTCCCACCCCTTTGTATTCTACACTTTTTATATAAAAATAGTCTGTACCTAGTTTTATAGTGTCAATTCTGTTAATCAATTCTGTTAAGCTTTCAAATCTGTAGGTAAATTCTACATTTTTCTGTAAGCTTACTACTTCTGCATCTATTTTCTCACTACCTGGCAGCCATTTAACCTTTGCAAATCTAGTATGCACTACTTCGGTATCAGTTTCAAAAGAACCAAATCCGTTTTGCACTAATGAAATTACATTAATCTCAGTAGGCTGTCTAAATTCTCCAGGTTGCACCATTAGACTATATAATTTTTATACTGTCTAATTATATTCCTGTACCCTAATGGCATCTCTTCGGCTCGTAAAAAGCTTACAGCACTTCTATTATCGTAAAAGTGAGAAATAAGCATATACATTGCTTGTTTAAGTGGTAAAGGTATATCTATTTGAGGTTCTATCACGTACCTTATTTTTACAGAACCTATTAACTCTCTAGCTGTTGGCCATGTGGTAATAGATTGTAATCTTGGGCGCCCTCTAAACTCGCCTAAAATAAAGTCAGTATCTAAAGTAAGTGTTTTATCATGTGTAATAGAGTCTTGACTCATATAATTAATTGAGGGAATTCCATCTATTTCGCCGCTCACTTGCAAATAAATTATATCTGCTGGAAAACCGTCTAAATATTCAGTATAGCTTCTGTTTACTATTGCTGTATTTGTGTCCTTTTCGATCATCTCTCTGGACGTAGATATTAAGCTTGTAATATAGGCATTATCATTACTAAAATCCACGCGTAAATAGTCCTTAGCCTCATCTAATGTAATGGGTTCGGCTCCTGTGTATGCGCTTGCTAGTTTATAATCTGCCATAATTTATTTTATAATAGGAGGGCTTTTACACCCTCCTAATTAATTTACCCTTGTAATGATTTTCTGAATACAGTTGAGCCGTTATCAGCTTTCCCATCCATCAAAGTTGTAACAATTAAACGTCCAATACCTCTACCACCTAATGTATAAGGGTCATAAACTATATCAATACCGCCAAATTGACCAATGTGTAAATGGTCAAATGCTCCTAAAAGGGCTGCATCTTTTCCAGCTGTACCACCAAAATTAAGGTTCGTAGTAACAAAGTACTTAATCCCGTTAATTGTCTTGCTAATTGGATCAAAGAACCCATTTACATAATTAACTCCTGCTAACTCTCTAGCTGCTGCAAATCCAGCCGCGTTAAATATAAACGCATTCTTAGCCGTTGCTTGGTTTATGTTTTGACCTAACAAATTAGCTTCCATAGTTGCAAGACCAGCCGCATCTACTACACCAATGTCATCTGCTGCTGCTGCGTTAAATACAGATCCAGGACCATTAGTAGTCGTTGCTGCATTTTGCAATATAGCTTTTTCAAATGCTGCCATTATCGAAGTGGTCATATTAGCTTGTAAAGCTCCTTCTACTGCTGAATTTTGTTGCATTAATTCCGCACTCATTTGCACCAAAGAAATTATCTTTAATGGGCTAAGCGTTAAATCATCAATAGTACCACTAGCAGGAACTACTGTTGTCCCTGTTGTATAACCTGATTCCGTCACGAATGCCGAAGCTATACCACCAATGATAGGGAATTTTCTTTCTGAACTTAATCCTGTTAAGAAGTTAGCACCTGCTGCATTCAATACCGAATTAGCCTGTAATTGATCAATAAAAGAACCTACATCTGTACCTGCTGCTTTTCCTGCTGCTGCTGGTAATGCTGAGGCTGCTCTGTGAAGTACACTTGCAGGAATTCCAATCCCTCTAAAAGCTTGACCTGGAGAGTCGTGTCTTGCTTCTGCATCCATTTCTTTAATAATACCAGAGATATTACCTGTATAAGCTTGTCTCGAAGCTTCTGCAAATGAAAAGCGTTTTAAATCTTTGTCAGTATCTGCTTTTTGAGTTTCAAAATTTACAGGTGCTGGATTAGATTTGGCTAATTTTAAAGAACGCTCTAAGCGGTCAATTCTAATGCCTAAATCATTTACGCTTTTTTCTACACCATCAAAAGAGGTTTGTTCTTCCGTAGTTAAATTACGGTCTTCTGATTCTGATAGATTTACCAAAGCCGTCATTTCATCTAATGAAATTTGGCGTTGTTCTTTGAGTTGTTTTAAAGTCTTTTTCACTTTTTAAGTTTTAAGATTCTTAATTTATTTTGTCTAAGCTGCATTCTAGAGATGTTTCCATTTTGAAACGTGTCTAAGCTTCTAAGTGCTGCGCTTGTCTGAGGGTAGGCTGGGCGTGTTACTAAACTAGTGTCAACTAATCTCTTAACTTCCAATACTTCCCTTACTAAACTACCATCACTCGTTTCTGCCCATTTATCACGCTCAATATAAAAACCAAAACTCATTTTATTA